GTATTCACTGTATCGATAGCCTCGCTATACTTTTGCTCCCAGACCGCAATGCGCGCATCGTCCTTCAGGTATGGAGCAGACTCACACAGCGCACCATAGAGATACACGTGTGGATAGTTCGTCATCAGCCAAGTAGTCCCGGAGACCGCTGCTGAAAGGCTTGGAACTCGGCCCTTATAGATTAGGTTCAGCGTGTATGCGGTGTCTGGCACTGGCTGCATATAGATCGAAGTGCCGATGACCGTATACGCAGACGGCGTGCCGCTGGTGTTGTACGCATGCCTAGTTACCAACGTGTCCGGCGTCTGGAACTGCATCGTTACCATGGGTGACGAGGATGCCACAGACAAGTGCCGGATATTAATCACATCGGACGGCAGCGCAACATTGTCCACGGCAACCGTGGTCGTCAGCGTTGTTTTGACATCTTGCAAGCGCGCATCCAAGTCGCCATTAATACGAATCTCTGCCAAGGTGATGAAATCCGGGATGATCGCCGTCAAGTCAGTACGATGCAGGAAGTTTGCAATCGATGTCTGCAAATCGCTATAGGTCGCGAGCGCCATGCTTACACCTTACCCGGCCAGATGCGGAAACCCTTCAAATCAGGGTCATTCAACATTGCACGAATATGCTTTTTCTCAACCGACCATTCACGAAACGAAATGCCGTGCTGAGCGCAATAGCGGTCGATAGCGGCCATAGGAATGCTGGCGGCATGCTTCAGCTCACTAGACCCGTGAAACCCCTCGTTGTGCAGCTTCTTTGCGTTCTCAAGGATTGGCTGGACATCCTGGCGAGTCTCGAACGTGATATCGCCAGAGTTGTCATTGTGCGAGTGCACGACAGTTTGCACGCCTCCCAGGCCATCAATTACGCCGCGCATCAGCTATTCTCCAATGGCGAAACTTGAACCACGCCAGCAGTGGATACCTGAATTACAGCAAAATGAGTCGCACCGTTCGTGGACAAAATCACAGCATCGCCTGGCTGAACCTGCAAATCAGTCGTCAGCGCCGTAGGAAGTGATCCATAGCCAAACCGAAAGCATGCAGGCTGAGTCGCTGCCACGCGCACATATCGCGGGATATTGGTATCTGCAGCGGTCGGCAACGTAGTGCCAGCAGACGCCGCGCCTGATGCCTGGGACTTACCAGTAACAACGACGGTAAGTGCGTTATTGGTAAAAATTTGAGACATTATTGCTCCTGCGCTTCACAGCGTTATTACCCCAGCCCGAAGGCTGGAGGTGTTGCATTAGGCCGGGGCCAAGTTCACAGCGATAACACCAACAGCAGAAGTCGCCGTACCAGTCAGGTCATAGGCAATCGAATCGCCAGCGGCAAGCAGCAAATCGCTGGTGGTAGTCGAGAGCGTCAATGCTTGTTGAGCGTTTGCAGTGCCGACAAGGTTGTACGTGCCGGAATGCAGCACAGTGCCGGATGTGATAGCAGTGCCACTGGGAACCTTGCGGATCTGCGCAGTACAAGCGCCGCCAGTACCGGCCACATCCACACGACCACGGATGCCCTTGACCACATAAGCACGGTCAGCAACGAACATGGTGCAGTCAACGGTTGACGCCGTATAGTTCAGCGTGACAGGAACGAAGCCGCCGTCTCCTCCATCGCGTCCCTCAAAGCCAACCGAGCCGTCAGGTAATTGTTTGAATTGAGGCATTTTCCAGTCTCCTACTAGCTCAAATCATAGATCGCACCATGTGCCTTCGGTGCACGGCACTCCATGGTCCACTCGACCACGACCTGGCGGTTCTGAGCATCGCCAGTGGTGGCCAATTCGAATGTTTGGAACGGCCTCAGGTAGGCAACGGCCAGCTTGTCCGATTGCAGGACGAATGCCTCGCGATTGGCAGAGCGGAAAAAGCGATCTGGGACCACGCTCAGCTCACCGAAGTCAGAAACATAGACATCGACCGATGCAAACAGCTTGGCGTCTTCGCTCTTGTCGAAGCGTGTAGCGTTGCCAGTGAAGGTCGAGAATGTCTGTTTCTGATTCGGTGGCAAAACGATGGTGTCTGGATCGCCACCAGCAGTGAACACGCTTTGCAGGACGCTCTTCAACAACGACTCGGTGAATGCGCGTTGAGTGCCGTCTGTGGTGGCGGTGGTGCCGGTGCCGGTATATGCGGACGGCGCTGTATAGCCCGATCCGGTGGATACGTTATCCACGACCCAGCCGCGCAGACCACGCGACTTGTTAGGGGAGGACCCAACCACGTCATTTTGCAAGATGCCCGATTCTATATCGCGCTTCAGCTCCAAGCTGATCATCGACAGCTGATAGGCCAACTCGTCCTTGCGCCCGGCTGGATTCACTGCTTGTTGGGTGCCGGAAACAGAAATCGACTTTGTGTTGATCTGGCACTTGTTGCCCAGGCGAACAGTCGGTGTAACAGTCTTGGTAGTCGCATCGGCACCTTCAGATGCGATGGATGATGTTGCCGATGCAGCAGCTAAGTCTTGGGTCTGCCATTCGTGGGTGATCGCGGTAGCCTTTGCCTTCGATGCCAGCGACAACACGGGCGTCTGAGTGGGCGAAATACGGTAGATGATGTCCGACAGGTCTTCGCGGTTACCGATTGCAGAACCGGTGGTGAAGGTATTCAGGGTAATTGCCATTGCTTTCTCCAGTGCCTCACGGCATTAAGATTTAAAGGATGTCGCGGAACAGAGCTGCTGCATCTTCCACCTTTCCAGATTTCTTCAGGGTCTGGAAAGCTCGGGTACGCTGATCGTTCACGCGGGTTTCGGTGACTCCAGGCTTCTCTACCTTCGTCGGCAGGGTGGATGCCTTCTTAGCTGCTGCATTGGCTTTGCTAACCGTTTGGTCATATAACATTGCCTTTCGCGCTAAGACGACGTACCTGTGGTCAACAACACTATCGATTTCTTCAGAAGAGAACCCGTTATTTTTCAGGAAATCACCGATTGCAGCCTGTTCGGCCTTCGCCTTGCTTGCATCGCTCCAATCCGGCAACTTGGCGATAAGTTCCTCTCGCTGTTGCTGAATGAATTGGCCCCGCGCCTGCTCTGACTCTGCCTTATGCTGCTGAACAAGATGCTGATGCTCTTGCTGAATCTGTTGCAACCGTGCTTGCCTACCTTGCAATAGGTGCTGTTGCTTCATAAATTCAACAGGATCGTTTTGCAGCAACTCATCCCAATTGATTTGATTTTGCTCGTGCACCAGCGCTTGCAGGAGCGTGTTTTGCTCATGCAGTTTCTGCGCGTATGCAGTTCGCTCTTGCACCGCCTTATGACGCTCTTCCTCGGCGGCTTTACGCTCTTCGGCTACAGCCATGGTCTTCTTGGTGTAGTCATCTTGACGCATGCCGGATTTGTACACTTCGGCTAGTTCTGCTTCCGAGACCTCGATGTCCTTGCCATCGACCTTGATGGTGAACTTCTTCGGCTCTTCAGCTTCTTCTGCCGTCGCTTCCTGCTCTTGCTGCTCATGCTCAGTTGCTTGGGCTTCCTGCTCTTGCTTCTGCTCAGGTTCTTGCTGCTCTTGCTCCTTCGGCTGCTCGCTGGGAGCATCAAAAAAAACAGAGAATGCAGCGGTTGCACCATTTACGTCGAGTGCTGACGTCGCGGATTCACTCACGTGATTGTCCTCATGTCATTTCCGAGGTTTCCAGCCCTCGAAAGCGGCGCTTCTCAGCGGTCGCTGTTGCCCTTGCTGGAGGGTTTTTAATCTATTTGCGGATCAGTACCGACTGACCAGTCAGAACGGCACGAAGCGCTGCAAGCTCTCTTTTGCCCGGTCCGCGAGGCTTTGCTTGTACCGCAACTCCTCCTTCGCCAGCTGCCCTGTTTCCAGGGTTGTCTTCAGTGCCTGCTGCATCTTGTACAGCATCTGCTGCATCAGGAATATGCGCTCGCGGCCGTCCGCGTCTCTTGCCGGTGAAAATTTCCATGCTTCTGTAAGCTCCTTATCGATTTCGTCTACGGCCCATTGGAACGCCTCGTTATCCAGAACTTCACGGGCCTTCTCGCCGCTATAGACCTTCTGCTCAAGCGTTTCCATTGAGTTCCTGTTCCTCTTCATTTTCGACCGCTTCAGCCGCTGCCATCTGCTGCTTATTGAGAGCTACCCCGGCATTGATCTGAGCGATCAAAATGCGAGTCTCATTATCGGTCTGCACCTTCCATTGATCGAATTGCAGGCGCTGAGATGCCAACTGCGCATCCAATTCAGCCTTGTGCTGGCGTTCCTGCATGTCGGCCTGGGCCTGCAACTGCTGCTTCTGTGCCTCAAGCTCAAGCTCTTGCTGACGTGTTTGCGCCTGCATTGCCAACTCTTTCTCGCGCATCTGCATTTCGAACTGCTGCTTTTGCATATCGACCTGCGTCTGTGCTTTAAACTTCTGCGCATCGGCCTGGGTCTGCATCTGTATCTTTTGCATATCAGGGTTAGGCTTTGGCTGCTGTGGCGGCTGCTTCGCTGGGTCAGTCCAGAACACATCGCAGTTCTTGAATCCGAGCGCCTCAGACAGCTTCTTGGCAGACTGATAGATACCCGCAGGGCTGGTAATTCCGATCTGCATTCCTTCCTTTTGCACGTTCAATTGCATCATCAGGTGCTGAACCAGTTGATCCTTATTGCCGGTCCCGAGGCCAATATTGATCGTGAATTGGAACTGGTTGCGCCATTCGCGAGGATCGATGTTCACCCAATCGCCGCCCAGCTTCACATCCTCTGCATAGTCCTGATGCTGACAAACCAGCTTCAGCATCATTTTGAATAGGTCAACAACACCTTCGGCAAAGTTACGCGCAATCAAATCCGTGCGCATATCAGCCTTGTTCGTGACGATGTTCGCTGCCGTGGCCGTTTGATTCAACGAATCTGCGTTCGGAGACGACTGCGACATACGGTTATAACCTGCCGAGTTCTCAAGGAACTGCTCCATGTATTGGAGCATCGCCATCGAGTTGCCGGAATCGCCTGCAGCCTGATCCAATCGCCCCACCGCTCCGGGAGACTTGGTGCGCACCACGCCGCCAGGGCGTGACGTCAGCAAGTCATCCAGATTGACCTGACCCTCTACCGCGAAGTAGCGTCCATTAACTTGCAAATACAGGTTGTCCAGCATGGCGCGCAAGATCGACGTCTTGATTCGTTGCGTCTCCATCGACAGGTCAGCTACGGACAGCCCGAAGAAACGGTGCGGCATCTTGACCGGCACAACATGCACAAACGGGATTGCATCTACAACCTCATTTTCGAGGATCGTGTTTCCAGCTCGCACGACCTTACGCAGTTCAGCAATACCGTCCCCGTCATAGTCCACACGCATATAGCATTCGGTCACCCAAATGATGCGCTGAGATTCATCCATGTTAGGCTGGTCAGTGTTCATCCATGGGATGTCATCATCGAATGCTAGGCGCTCTGTGCGCTCCATGCTGAACTGCTGGCCGTTGTCATCGCTGGTCAGGTCATCGACGTTCTTGTAGCCCATCGATTTCAACTCGCTGACCGTGCGCATAATCCGATGTCCGCAAAACGGAGCATCCTTGATGTTCTTTGCTTTTCGGCTAATCAAAAACTCTTCAGGCGGCACGTTCTCAATGGCTACCTTACCGCCCTTTCTGGTGCGCTTGCAGGTAACGTCGTACTTCATCTTCGGCGGCATTTGCGTCAGACGCTGAATCTGCTGGGTAAGCTGCATGACTGCCTGCTGCGCCTTTTGATCCCCTTGCTGTGACGGCTGAGGATTACCCATCTGACCATCAGGCGGCTGACCGTTTTGCGGCCCACCCTGAGGCATCTGTGGCGCTGGCTGCTGCGCTGCCTGCATCGCTTGAGCAAGCTGCTGCTGCATCTGCTGCAATGCCTTCTGGCGCTGCTCAGCGTCTTCCTCGTCCGGGTAGCTCTTACCTTCGGTTACTTCGACCTCTTCGTCGTCCATCAACTGAGCCAGTTCGACGTCATCAAGGCCTTTGTAGTCTTCCCGCGCCTCTTCTGTGCGAGTGTCCCACCAAACTTTGATGATGCCAGCCTTGGATATCAGCGCATCTTTGAACCATGTTTCCAGAATGTTATGGCCGTCGTTCTTCTTGTAGAACAGATAGTTCAGGTAATCACTTGCCAGCTTTGCTGCTTGCTCGTCTTGCTGCTTAGTCGCCTCCAACTCAACGACGCGCTCAGACGAAGCAAACTTTGCCATCAGCTCCGGCATCATTGCCTCAATCGTGTTGCGCACGTCAGTGGAGACGACTCCAGAACGGCCCTCAACGTCAGGCGGTGCCAAATCACCCTTGGCTAACCCTTCGTAATACCAAAGTGCCTTCTGACGCATGTTTGCCAGCTTTCCGCTCTGATAGCCGACTGCTTGCCGCAATTCTGCGTCAGTGATTGCCTTTAGCTGGTCCTGATCCATTCCTGCCATGTTTTCTCCGGGGCGCTTCTCAGCGATGCCTAAAATTGTTACGCGTTGTTCAGTTTCGGATAGTTGAGCGATCCTCCCCAATCCTGCATATTCAGAAGCTCACCAGCTTGACCGTATTGTCTGAATGCATCCGCACCGTTGGAATGAATGTCGTGTCGCGGGTAATCGCGCCAACATCCAAGCTGCTGATTCCACTCTTTAGAGTAGCTATCCAAGTGCTCCAGGCCCTTCTTGCAATTCGCCTCATCAAAAAAACAGCTCGCAAAGGCTTGGCGGGTCAGGTCAATACCTGTCTTCACTTCATCAATGCGCGGAACAACCACGATATTCTTTAAGCCTAAGTCTTCAAGCATTTCCTGAATTGACTTGTTGCGCATACCAGCCATCAAGCGCTTATGAGTGGCGTCGTGTGGCAGTAAGTGCTTGCCGAACACATAACCATGCTTTTGCATCTCTACTACGTAATGGTCCAACGATTCCCCACTGTTCTCGTAGTAGCGAATGAACCTGTTTTCCATGCCGATGCGCTGATGAAACCAAATCGCATTCATGTCGTTTTGCCCCAAATCCCAGAAAGTGTTGACCACTACCCCAGGCTGATGAGGGACGAACGTAATGCGACGTTCTGCACGCGCTGCCGCCATTTGCTGACGGTAATACGCGCCTTCATTGGACTGCTCAAAAGCCTCTTCTGGCAGGCTTGGATATTCACGCTTCATATCCTCGCCCATGCGCTTTGCTGTAATCACATACCAAGCGCGTTTACGCATCGACAGCCTTACATCTGCCTTCGACTCAATTTCATTGAAATACTTGTGCTCTTCGTCCGTAATGGCGACCGATTCAGGGTCAGCCTCATACTCTGGGGCGTTAAACCAAGGGAAAAAGTGAAACTTTTCCTCAAGTGGCAATAGTTTCTTTCCTTCGCGTGACTTTGATTCCTGACACATTTCGAAGAACTTGCCTTCCTTGCCTTCAGCCGTGGACTCAACAAACAAGAATCCATCCGGAGAAACAGCCGGGATCGCGCCAGTAATGATTTCTCGCGCCTTCTCCGGGTACTTGGCACAAATCTTGCCGAACTCCGAGATGTGCAGGTATTGCAACGTCCCGCTACGCATCGATGTACCGACCCTGATTGAACTGTTATTGCTCAGCAAAAGCTCTGTGGCGCTATCAGTTTGTGGTGGTCTGCGCTCCCTAATCTGCTCTGGCAAGCGGTCATATGCGAACTTGATCTTGTCCCGGAAGATCACCGAGACGTCATCCATCGTATGAGCAATCACCCCCGCCCTTACATTCGAATTGAACACGCAGGCGTCCAGCATCATCAACTGGATTAGCGTACTAAATCCACGCTGCCGGGCCTTCAGAATGACGTTTCTGTAATGTAGATCCTCAAGAAAACGTTGCTGGTCAAGATTAGGCGCAAATTTTACGATCGTGCCTGACTTGTCCGTAATCCAGTAGAGGTTATGCAGCCTCCATGCCGGGTCCTTGAAGCAGTCAGCATCAGCCATTTGGCTTCATGAACGTACCCTCGCACGCCTTCAGTAGATCGCCCAGGACGTCAACCTTATGCTCAATAGGATTGCCATCTTTCCCAGTAACTTCAGTCCGGTTCAACTTCGGCGCTGCGAACTCGGCCAGCTTCGCAACCAAGTCAAGAGCGCGTGCCGGATCTGGTTTTGCTCTATCGAGTCCCTTGCCATGACCTTCTGCAACCTGCTTGAGCCACTTTCCATAGTTCTCGGAGTTATCCTCAAGCACGCGAGTAACCGCCTGACGAAACTCAATCGTCGATTTGTTTGGAACGCCCTTCTGCCGTCCACCGGTCTTTGGCGATCCCTTTTCTCTTCCGCGTGATTTGGTAATAGTTGCCATTTCTAAATACTTCCACTTTCGGAAATAATAAGAAGGCTTACAGCGTCTTTATTTCAGCCTTCGAACAGGCTCAACTGTATTGATTTGTCTGGACGATATGGCGTCCGT